GAGCACTGGAGTGTCTGGTGATTGCAGTAGGCGATGAAACGACTTCCTTGACCACGGGCACGGCCAAGGTCACTTTCCGCATGCCCTATGCCTTTACCTTGACGGCTGCGCGAGCATCGGTGAATACGGTGTCTACCTCTGGCATTGTTACGGTGGATGTGAACGAGAGCGGTACGACTATATTTAGCCCGAATAAGCTAACCATTGATGCCAACGAGAAAACCAGCACCACAGCTGCAACGGCAGTGAGTTTGTCAGATACCGCCTTGGCTGACGATGCTGAAATGACCATCGATATTGACGTGGCGGGGACTGGCGCCAAGGGCCTGAAAGTGGTGTTGATCGGCAGGCAATCGGCGTGACCTTCCTAACTAACTCTGGCAGGTTTGGGGCTATTTACCCGATTTATATCGCGCATGATAGCAACACGGCGGTAGGGGCTGCGCAAGTCATTGTGAATGTCCCCACGGGCACCGCGGATGGGGATGTCATGATTGCTACTTTCTGCTCGAATAACACCGGCGCGCATAATGTGACGCTCACAGGCTGGACATTGATTCAGGATACGGCGGGCACTACGCCATCGCAGCGTATGATTAGCTGGTTTCGCATTGCATCCTCCGAGCCAGCGAGCTACACCATAGATCAGGACGGCGGCGGCAAGGACTTGGCAGCAGCCATCATGACCTTTCGCAACGCGAACGCCACACAGCCAGATACATCGAGCGAACAATACAACTCGGTATCTTCCGCGAATGTGGATGCGGCCACCATTACTGCCACGGCAGCTTCGGCCTTAGTATTCGTGGGGGGCATGGGGGCCAACAATGTGACCTTCACGCCACCTTCCGGGTATACGGAAAAGGTGGATATCAAGGCAATTGGAACGAATGCGTCTCTCACCATGGCGATTTTGGAGAACTGGAGTGGCGGGGCGACAGGGACGGTTACAGCGACGGCCTCAGCCTCTGATGAAAGCTTGGCTCATTTGATATCGGTGGCCCCGTAATGTCATGGCAATTCTGGATAGACCCACAACAAGTGGCACAACAAGCAGTCAATATCAAGGACAGTGCACCTATGGCATTGCCATTCATGATGTCTGCCACTAACGGGGCAAAACTATCTTTCCCCAGGCTCATTGAAGCCGTCATCATCGCCGCCATCAGCGGCGGATTAACGATGTGGGTAACGGTAAGCGTGATCAATGCGGAACTTGAACACCTTAAGGGCTCGATGCACGAATTGAAAGAGGATATCAAGGAACTGCGCCGAGATGTCTACAACCAGGTCCTGAGCAATAAGGTACTCAATGGTCAACAACCTAGCAAGAACGGCAATTAGCGCATGGTTACTATCGTGCTCTCTTGCTCAGGCGCAGGAAGAAAGTGCGGAATGCACCTTCCACCGGTGGTGGGCGGCTAAGGCGCTCTATATTGCCCAGGAACTCCAACTCCCGGCAGACCGTTGGCATATCGTGCCAGAGGGGTACACCAAGCAAGGTTATGACATTATCATAGCCATTAAGCGGGAAGCCTATAATGACCTCCCGGCACTGGCTCGCAGAATAACGCAGGCTTGTGCTCCCAAAGTTCCTACTTAAGGAGATTTACATGGCTGACGTAAAGCAAACCTGCAACACCGATATTCACTCGCTGTGCAGAAGGATTAACAGATTCATCGCCGAGGTTAACAAGTCGCAATCGAGCGGCATTAGCGCCACCATGCCCTTCGACATCACTCGCGTTCAGAGTTATCTCAAATCGCTCACCAGTTTCATGTCCTACATCGTCTCGCAGCCGTTGCTAGACCTGCCGGAAACGGGGCCGCAATGGATTGACCTGCCCAAAGATGAGCCCATGCCGAGAGTCGAGAACGAGTCGGCTTATGATATTTGCCAGCTTCTATCCGTCATGCGCGATGAACTGGCGAATAGCCAGAGCAGCCGCCTAAGCACGAACCTCGTGAAGTTTGACTACGACAGGGCGACTGCCGTAGTAGCAAAGATCCAGAACATGCTTGGCTACATTGCGGCCGCAGAGCCGTTGGATCTCCCGGAGAGTTCCCCGCGTGAGGCAATGTCAGGGCCTGGCGCGACTGGGATCTAAGTGATGGGCGACCCTTCGCTTCCTGTCCTCGGACCAGTGCGGCAGTTCTTCAGCGCACTCCGCGAGAAGGTTGCGAAGGGCCGCGTTCTCGGCAGTGAGCCTCTCGATTTCACTCAAGAGCGCTCGGAGAATGTTCAAAGTTTCGTGGTTCATGATCCAATTTCCCTCGATGCGCCAGTCACAGATGACACTTTAACTCAGTTCCTGGGCTGGCCGCTCTATGCAAAGGAGTTGCAAATGGAAGACCGTTTCAATGCGCAGATATCTGTCGTTTTTACCAAGATCGGTGCCGGTGGTGCGCCTGACACGCCATGGCATGAGACTCGCCTTTCCTACAGCGACATGTCACTTAACTCTGTTCTGGAGTTGGAAGAGTTTATGTCCGGCGTGGGTAATCAGCTCGTGGAGATGGGCAAGAAAAAGCGCGACAAGAAAGCCGCCGAAGCCACGGGGAAGGGCAAGTAGCTTCCCTTGAACGAATGCGCGTGGAGGTACAGATCGTGATTGCACTCTGTGTCCTCTACGCCATTCTCGATTTCCTCACATTCTGGAGCAAATTCCAATGAAAGATTGGCTCGGTATTGATCTTACACAGGGCAGCACCAAGCGCGGGTTGACCATGGTGGTCGCGGCGGTGGCAGTGTATTTCCTCATCCCCATGGAAGGGCGCGAGCAAGCGCTTTTGGCGCTCATTGGCGGGCATGGAGTGCTGGGCAGTATCCTCAAGGACTGAACCATGACCTACCCTGCCTATCGCTTCGTATGGGCGCTCTGGTTGGCCTTGTTCCTCACGGATTGAGCTATGAACGAAGAACAATCGCTTATAGAGGCATTAAGCCAACGAGAAGGTTCGTTTGTGACCGAGCGCTTGATTATTTGCTCTACTTGGCCCACTTCGCCATGGGATCATATTTGGCCCACTTCGCCATGGGATCATATTTGGCCTACGCACTCTGAGGCTCTACCTATATATGACTGGAGTACGCTTATATGATATCCGCCCCTTCGCGTTACCTGTACGCGCTATGGCTGGCCTTATTCCTCACGGCCTGCGCCAGCGCGCCCAAAACTCCCCGCCAATACTTCGCCGCTACCTATCAGCTTATCAGTGCAACCTCGGACTCTATCGTGACCTTGGCCGAATCCGGGCAGATCATGCCCGATGAAGGATTGAGATATCACGATAAGTTGGAAGTCGCCAAGAGTCTAACGGATGAGGGTCGAAGAATCCTACAATGTCGGGATGCCATCAAGAGCGCGAAGGAAGCCGACGAGAAATGCGGCAGCGGTGGGACGGCGGAGTCCAACGCCGCCATGGCGCGGCGGATTATCAACCAGATTCAGTTAGCTCTGGAGAAAAGGAAATGACCCCCGCCAATATCATGCTCGCCATCGAACTCATGATGACGCTTGCGAAAAGGTTTACTGCTTATAAGGACGCTGTGAACGAGGCGATGGCAAAAGGGGGCGACATTGACGACCCAAAACTTGAAGCCTTGGCCGAAGAGTGCGGACAGACTCTGGAACTCAATCGAAAGCGTTTAGAAGCCATGCAGAAGCCGTGATTCTGAAGCTTGCGCGTTTGCCCCCAGGCCCCGAGCGCATGTTCGGGAACCTGTCCGTGTACAAGGACGATGGGAAGACCTTGGTGTACTACTGTCATACCCTGGAAGATATCCCGCGTGACATAAAGATTCCCGGCAAAACCGCCATTCCTGCGGGACGCTACGAAGTGATTATCAATTGGTCCAACCGCTTCCAGCGCAAGATGCCCTTGCTGTTAGGAGTGCCGGGATTCGAGGGAGTGCGGATACACTCGGGGAATACAGAAGCCGACACGGAAGGCTGCATACTGGTCGGCTTGGGGAAAACAGAGCTAGGGCTGCTTAGGAGCCGGGATGCCTTCGCACTCTTGTTTCAGCACATTATCGCTGGGACGGAAGGCGGGAAGCTATTTATTACTATCGGGATGACATGATGCCTCGTAATGCTTCAAGGTAAACAACCATCGCTCGGATTGCTGGCGAGCCAATGCGATATCATTCATCTCAATGCGAGCCATATTACTTCTCGCCAAGTAACCATTCATTATTCTCTGTAATTTCCACACAATTTGGCGCACCCGTTCGGGGCCAATATCATATCTAGCGCCCACTTCGGCATAAATCTCCCCAGTGATCACGCGCCGGAAAATATCTAGGTTTCGCTGAAAGCTAAGCGTCTTCCCGCGCGCCTTGTCAATTCTTTCTGCTTCGTCGAGTTTGGCGATATCGCGCAAGACACCCTGAAGTTTCTCCTGAATAGGAGCCATCAAGTCTTCAAGAGCTTTCTTTTCTGCCAGCAGAATCTCTTTCCGTGAGGGCATACTACAAAGAGTCTAGTTTCATAGTTCGCTCCCTCTAATTGCCTCAGCGCATGCTTGCGCCGACCTGCGCTCTGCCTCATCAACAATCACCGTGCTCGCATATTCTGCTACTTCTTCGCATACCTTTGCGCATCGCTCACATTCTGCTATTACTCCCGCCTCGAATCCATCCAGGAAGCTCTGTCGATGCCCATAAATCCGATGGTCTGGATTCTCTAGCCATCTGGCTAGCGCTTCCGCTGCTAAATCATTCATAACGCATGCCCACAGTTCTGGCAAACCATCACACCTTTTTTCTTGCTCCCCATTGGGGCCAGAATCTTGTACCACCCATGTCCCATTTTCTCCGCCTCCCCACGCCCTATCATGCGGTGCATGATGGAGTGCACGGTAGAACTGCCTAGACCGGCCTTGTCGCACAGCACGGTCGAGGACACTTCCTTGCCTACCTGATCCTTGAGCAATGCCGCCAAGCGCTTGCTGGCCTCATCCCTGGGCAGGCCGGAATTGTGGGGGCGGCGCTTAGTCAGCACAAGCTCGGTTAGAGTCTTGCCTGCCAACGATGCAAATGGAAACTTCATTACAGGCCATCTCCATTATCCCCGGTCGCGTCATATCCGAACCAGAATTGCCGAGTGCAATGGATGGCGCCGGTGAAGGGGTCGACGGTGCAAGAATCGGGGTGTAGGACTTTGCAAGTCTGGATATCGCCCAAGAGATTGGCGCTCACCCAATTGTAGACAGGGCACCCAAGGGTCAACCAGTTGTTGCCGACTTCCCAACATGCCGTACCCGTAGCGCTATTCGAGGTCCAGGTAATGCGGCAGGTTGGTTCATCCTTGGGAACATAGCCGCACCGATAAGTGCCTGCGCCAGGGCCTGCGTCCCAGCGCTTCGCCGTGAGGCAGTAGTCGTAGAGCGGATCGGCAGACATGGCCGGAGCGACTGAAAGAACCAACATGAGTGCTGCAAGGGTAATCGATTTCATTTGTTGCTCCTTTCGGTTGATTCAATAATTTCATCAAGGCGCCTATCCCCTCTTCGGATGCTCCCATCCTCGGCGCGATAGAAATAAAAGTTAGGCGATATATAGGCCCTATTACTTTCAACGACCACCAAGAAATGAGGCCGGGTCCACATCTTGGCGAATTCTATTAGCTCTTGATCTGATGATGCATCATCCATATCAATAATTACAAAGAGTGAGGCCAACGCCGATTGTGAGCACCTGCCTCATGGTGTTGGGAGGAGACCGCTTGCGCGCAGCACCAACAGCGCGCCTACACGCACTCGAACCCACATCGGCGAGCAGAGATCGAATGAGCATGAAGTCAAACTACTACCAGCAAATCTTTGCGCTTGAATTCGCCCTGTTTGGCATCTCCGCGCTTGTTTACCCATAGGCAGATAATTTTATCGTCTTCGGTATCATCCTCATCAAAAAGAATGATTTGTACTAGCATAATACGATTCTTCTTGTCATTCAATTTGCGGACCGCGCCGCCGACTTCAATCATGCCAGCACCAATTCCTTGGCGCGATACTGTTTCGTCTCAGTACCGCCCTGAGGATTGGACTTCGTGGCGAAAATCAAGTCATTGTCGGCATTGCCATCCGGGGACCGAGAGACAGCCGTCACTTCCATGACCTCAGTCTTGCCTTGTTGGCTAACATGATCGCCTACATTGAAAACGGTTCCGTTCATTTCCTTGCTCCTTATTAAGATATACCACACTAACTCTCCGTCACTCTTGCGAACAACTCATCAACTTCGCGCAGGAAGTTAATGGCATGCTCTTCAACACCAAGAATATACGCCTTGGCTTTATCTCGCTCAAATCTCCGAATGAATCCCCGTTGCGCCTCGGGCATCCTTGGATCGAAAGCACAAAAGTCTACCCAGGGCTTGCCGGTTACCGATAACTGTAGAGCCAATTGCGGCCAATGTTCCTCGGGGATGGTTCCGGCCAATTTCCATTTGATGTAAGTCGAAGTATTGGGACATTTGAACTCTACGAGCCCATCATCGATAAAGCCGTCCGGGGTAGCGCCGCATAGTTCAATCGATGGATGGTCCAGGAACTGACCTGCGAATACAGTTTTCCCCAGCTTATTCGAGTACCATTCCTGCGCATGTGGTTGAGTTTCTATCCCGAACTCCATGGCCGCATTTACATAGTGCGGCATGAATATCCCCGTCATGCGCTCGGCAACAATCTCGGTCTTGTACTTGCGTCTATCAGACCCTTCCTGCCCATTCTTGAGAAAGTGCATGGCATGCTTCATCCCGCTCGCCGTCAGTTTCCCCAGGCGGGCTTGCATGTCATCGGCGGTCAACGTGCCGGTATCGGAGAATTTCACGTCACACCTTTTCTCTTATCGCTCGCGCTATGGCCTTCGCCGCATCATGAGACATCTTGTCGAAGAATTCCTGCCCCATCGATTCAGCTATTTGCGCGCATTGTTCGCGTTCGTTTCGTGCGCCTTCTTCCCACGCCTCTTTTGAAAGGAAGTATTCGATACTGCTAAGACTTGAGCGTGCAATGTCATCAAATTGCTTACACCATTCTGAGAATTTCATGATCAAAATGGGATGTCGTCTTGCAATTCCGCCAATCTCCTATTCGCCGCCTCGAAGTCGTCCGGCGAATCGTCATCATGCATCGGCCCGTGGGGCGCGGGATTGCGAATATGCGCGTACTCTGGCGAGAGTTCAATCATGCGCTTCAATCCGTCGGATAGATTCTCGTAGACCTCGGGCACAAAGTCATCCAGACTGAAAATCACGCTCTTGTTGAATTGTGGCGGGCATTGCATGCCTTTGGGCAAGGATGTAATGCTTTCAATGCGCGCCTTGCCTTTCTCGGTGTGCATAATAGTAAGCATGCACGGCTTGCCAAGAATGTTGGAGGAATCGAAGCCTAACAATTCTTCTTTCGTGAACGCCCGTCCCCGCCACATTTCCAGATGGTGGCGCAGGTTGCTACGCTCGCTCAGGGACGCCGTATAGAACCGGGAGACAATGAAGGGCTTGCCGTCATCCATTAACTCCGTGGGCAATTCGAAGCTAATAATGCACTGGCGCTTAAAGGTCGGAGCGCCCTTGTACTCTCCCTTTTGCGTGCCAATGTCGATCACCTTAATACAGCGCGCCACATGCGTGCCAATAGGTGCTTGTGCGAAATCTTGACCACTGCTAGACCACTTCATACTCGTCTCCCATTATCGATTCATAAACGCCAACATTGCAGCAATCGCCACTGCGGACCAGACGTCCGCTTTTACTCCGTACAAAATGCCAGGGGCTTTTTTGGTTCCTTGTGGCCCGAAATGGTCCAAGAGCGCTTGTCTAATGTTCGCATCCTTGGCTTTTGTTGTGCCGCACCAATACAATTTGACATCTTTTCTAAAGATAAGCTGCACGTCGGAAGGGTTTGCACAACACTCCTGAAAACGCCCAATCCATACCGCTGTTTCAAATATTTCCCTACCCACAGCCATACCATAAGATGCAATCATTTCTATTGCCGTGATTTCACTTGGCTCTGATGTTTTCAGGATTGCGCGTAATTCTGAATTTTCCGTCTTGGCGAATGACATGGGCTTTCCACCTTCCCACCATACATAGGCACTATGCGTGGGTCCTGGATCAATCGCCAAAATGGAGGGCCTGGGGCGACCTTTAGCAATCACTTTCCCGCCTCCTGACATGCCGGATTGCGCGCATCAATCATCAGCGCCGCTTTGATGGCGACCACCGTGCATAGCCATACATACCACGGTGCGCCGGAGCGCGCCAGCCACACGCACAGCGCAAATCCATTGAGCGATAGAGTGCCCCATAGCAGCGTATCCATTTTCATCACTTCCCCGCCTCCTTCTTTCGCGCTTCGTACACTCTCAGGCATCGTTTACATGCATTCGCCAGTGGCACATTGATCGTCATTCGATAGCCGTTAGGAACAATACGCCCGCACAATGGCTTGCCCAAAGATCCCCTGGGAATCAAATGATGAGCATCAATCCCCTCGCCAGGCTCATAGGCCAAATGCAGCTTCTGTCCTCGGGCGACTTGCGCGTAGATCACTTCCCCGGCTCCTTATCATGATATTTCGCAAAATACTCCTGCGCCATATCAAAACCTCGCACATAGTTGGGCGTATTGTTATGATCTTCAGTCAGAGTAAGAATGATGCGGTCGGCTTCTGCGATGCGCTCTTGCATTTCCTTAAGCGCCTTATATTTGAGTTTTTCTGGGCTCATTTCCCCGCCTCCCGTTCGGCATACTCCCGCGCGCATTGTTCGATGGCGAGCTTTACCGTCACATAAGCGGAGTCGATGTCTAAATCTTTTATGAGGAAGCACAAATCCCCTACTGTCTCCCGCTTGATCAGATGCTCCGCCACCAGATCCCAATCAGGATCGCGCCGGAACTCGGCCTCCAGCCGGTCTTGCTCGGCGAGACGCTTGGAGGATTCTATGTCGTGAAGTTTCTCTGCTACGTCTACGGGGTCTTGACTCATTTCAATCCTTTGTCAGGCCAATAGAGTTTTCCGATAGGCCCCTCCCAATCCTTGTAATCACGAAGATCGCGTAATCGTTCGTTACCAAAAATTTGCACCCTGAATGCTGCGTCATCATCAAAGCGCAAGACACGAACTATCCACCGCAACCCGCCCGCTTGTCCGTAATCCCCTGGGCGCCATTTAACTGCATTTCTACTTACCGACGTAGCCCAATAAAAACCTTCCTCTGTCGGCTCTTTTGCTCTATTGTCGCTCATTTCTCTTGCGCTCTCCTTACAATGCTGCTAGTATCTTCCTGCTTGTCGATCATGTCAAGCATTATCGGGAGAATTTATGCGATACGTTAATATCATGGAAGAAGTTATGAATGAACTAGATAAATGGTCCGGTAACCTAGCAGAGCTTGCAGAACTCAGCGGGGTGAGCATTCATACAGTCTACAAACTGGCGAGCCGATATAATGACAATCCGACAGTGGAGACGGCGCAGAAGTTAATTGATGTATTCACGTCCAATAAGCGCTAGCGCTCAAGCCCGCTCGTTCCATGACTCGATAGCGCGGCGGCGATTCTCTGGGCCATACTGTATCCCCAATATCGCGCGGACTTCCCCGCTTTGCGCGCCACAATTGATACATAGTGCGACAATCCACTTATAGCTGCTACCGACATTGGTAGTGATATGCTGGCTTCCGCAGAACGGGCAGGGCAGTGGTTGAATGTCTTCGTTCACGAAAAATACTCCATCGGCCATATTCCGGCATCGGCGTTAGTAACGCGCAAAATACTCCATCGGCCATATGCCAGCGTCGTCGTTAACAACGCGCTTGATAAATAAGGTGCGCACCCAATTCCCTCGCTGGGTATCACGATGATATAGCCATACAAATTGTGGCTCGTGCAGGACGGCTAGGATCGTCATGCCATGCGTGTCTAGCCAGTCCTCAAGGTCCTTGCGGCTTAGTTCTTCCATTCAAAGATTCTCAATTATTTTAATAACCTTCTTGCGCATGCGTTCGTGCATTTTCTCTGCCTGTTCCCACGTGGCACAGCGATCTTGCTCACCATCCATCGGTCCTCCAAAAACCATCGTCTCGAATAGCTTCCTGCGGCCACTTCCCCGGCCGTGATCGATGCCAAGAAAAACAGTGGAGATATTCACATCCCCTATTTTATGGCCCGCACATATTGCATGAATCTCGCTGCTTTTAACAACTCTATTGGCAGATTCAAACCATCTCGCCCACCTGAACACGTCAGGCTCTGGGACTGCTTTTTTATCGACAAGAATATACTTGTCCATCATGCTCATGGCCTATAACGCCGCATCATCTCAATATGCCGCAGATGCCGGTTAAGGTTGCGCTGTGCGCGCCAGTCTCGAATACCATCGCGTATTGTGTAGCCCAGCCCGATAAGCAGGAACACGCAGAAGACGAGCAAGCAGATATGTAGGGCGTAATAGATGATTTCCATTATTTTCCTTCCTGTTTGAGTAACATCTTGCAATGCCGAATCGCCTCGGCTTTATCAACCTCTCCCCAATTCACCCGAATCTCACTCGTCCTCAGATACTCCTGAAGCAACTGTTTGCGCGTCATGGGCGTAGTGGTCGACCACTTCTTAAGCCCGCTGAGAAAATTTACTTCGTCGGAAGTGTCCCATAGCGATACTCGTTTCATCGTTTCTCCTTTCGCACCACTAATGCACGGTTCATGCCGTAGGGCATTAGCCCCTAATGCACCATCATGCACGATCCATTGTGCCCAAAATTGCAGCACAAAGTGACGCTCCACGTCATTGGTGCACTGCAATACGTTTTGCATTTGACCTAGACAAAACGAGTTCGCACGAAAATACTTGACAGGAATTCTGCACCAAAGGTAACGTCGTGTTGTGCGATATTTGTGGCGTTATGTTGGGTAGCGCACAGAACAAATTGTTGAATTGTTTTATTGCGCCATTACCATCGACGGCAGGGCGCGCCCGTAGCGAACGAGCGGGGCCGGGGCATACCAAAATATCGGTATGAAGCTGCAATGCTGGGATCGTTCAGGGGTTAGCGACCGACTCGTCTCATCGGCAGATATTGCTAACCGCCCTCTTTAACCTCTTCTGGGGGGTAGGGGGGGCGCTGGGGATCGCTCGCAATCTGAACTCTCAGCAGGGATGAAGACATGAACGCCGAAGTAATCAGAGTAACCATAAGTAAAGATAGTTATTCGATTACTCCTAAGAAAGAAACTGTCCTATCAGGAAATTGCGCGCAATGTTGCCCACCTTGGGAATCCTGCGAGGAATGTCCTGATGCGATTTCAGAAGTTTGCCCAATTGAAGATATTGGGCAACTAGATTTGTTTGCTCTCCAACACTTCAGGAGTCTCTAATGCCAGGAAACTAATAGCCAATAATCGCTGGGTTCAATAAGCCATAAGAGCAATGAACGGGGAACAGCATGCAGTTTGAGGAGTTTTGGTTAAGCTATCCGCGCAAGATAGCCAAGAAAGTTGCGCACAAAAGTTGGAATCGATTGACCGAAGAACAACAAAAACTAGCGCTTGAGGGTCTGGAGCGTTACAAGAAGTATCTGCTAGCCATGGGAACCGGGCAGGAATATATCCTACATGCGGCTACCTACCTGAATCAGGAACGCTGGACCGATGAATTAGAGATGCCTGCAAACAAGCCAGAACAAACCCAATGGTGGAAGAGTGAAGCGGCTACGCTCGCCATGGCTCAGCAGGTAGGGGTTATCCCGAGGGCTGCCGAGGATTGGGAATCCCTACGCGCGAGGATTCGAGCATCGCTTATCAGGGCAGCATAGTATCTGTGAATCCTTTAGCCATTGATCTTTTCTGCGGACTCGGAGGATGGACAGAAGGCCTGCTTGCAGAAGGATGGAAAGTCATCGGCTTTGATATTGAACGGCATGATTATGGAACCGGCGGATATCCTGCGCAACTCGTGCTTCAAGATGTTCTAACGCTCCATGGTTCGCAGTTCAAGGACGTTACTTTGATTGTCGCCAGCCCGCCTTGCCAAGCCTATAGCTACCGCGCCATGCCCTGGAGTCGCGCCAAGGCTTTGCCGCCGCCCGATAATTCTCTGTTTGAGGCATGTTTCAGGATTCAGCGCGAAGCCTGCGAAGCCGCAGGTCAGCATGTCCCGATGATCGTGGAAAACGTGCGGGGCGCGCAGAAGTGGGTAGGCCGTTCACGCTGGAATTATGGGTCTTTTCACTTGTGGGGTGATGTGCCGGCGATGATGCCCTATGGCACTGCGCGTAAACAAGAAGGCGATCCCAGTTGGTTCTATGATAACTATGAGAATAGTGCCAGGAGGTTCAGTTCCAAGAGCAAGGAACGAAAAGCATGGTCGGCAAAAATCGCCAAGATTCCTTTTCCATTGGCTCAATACATAGCCAAGATATTCAAGCCTACTTCTTCTTATGCCCGCCCTTCTTGATGCCGCTTATTTTCCCTTTGTTTTCCATGGCATATAGCACTTGCTCGCCTTTCTTTGAGCCATACTCTTTCTTCAGGGCGCGCTCGATTTTCTTTCCTTTGGCGGTTAGCGGCATGAGATTCTCCTATGAGTGAGACTGCATTCGAGATTGTAGCGCGCAATCTTGCAAAGGCCAGGGGACTCAAGGCGCAGGAAGAAAAGGCTCGGGAAGGGCGATTGCAGGAAAGGAAAACCGATCTGCAAAAGTTCTTTGCCCGGCATCCCGATATACAGGCCTGGGCCGAGGATATGAAGGCGCATTTTGGCGATAAAGTGAGAGTTAGGAGTTATGGAGAAAAGAAACAAGAGAGTGATAGTTTTTAGTGATTCCAGGTATGGATTTAAAGGCGATTGGCCATCGGATCAAGCTTATGAATGCATTGCTTGGTTTGCCGCGAAGGTTGCCGAAATCCCTGAGGAATACCGAGAATCTGGAGAGATAGAACTCAACAGCGTTAACGGTTACGAGGGAGAACATTACCCGGCGATAAAAATTTCCTACACTCGCCCTGAAACAGATGAGGAACTGGCGAAGCGTAGGCAAGTTGAGCAACAAGAAGCAGAATTGCGCACAAAACGGGAAAAGCAGGTGCTCGTTGAACTAAAGGCAAAATACGAGAAATGAGGACTGGAACGGGGATGAAGAAAGGGGTCTATAAGCAGTGCGCAAACCTGAAGTGCAAGGCGAATTTCTACTGCCCTCCGGGGCAGCCTAAACTTCAATGTTGCTCTATCGATTGCCGGACCGCTAGGAAGGCCCAGGAGCGCGCTGGGCTAGTCGAACCTGGTGCTCCCAGGAAAAGAGCGCCACGGGATGCCATAGGGCTTAGGAAAGCCGTTTTCGACGATTCTGCGCTGGTGGCCTGCCTGATGCCCAAGCCTGCGCCGATTCAAAGCGACCGAATTACAGTGCGCCGGATATTCCCGGATGATTAGACTAACTGCCAGTCGTAATCAGTGCGCGGGGTGTCTGGAGTTATTCAACTCTACCAGCGCATTCGAGAAGCATAGGGTCGGAGAATTTAACAAACAGCCGAGTTTGCGCCGATGCCTAACCGTGGATGAGATGATCGCCAGGGATATGGTCAAGAATGCGGCGGGATTTTGGGTCACGGCCCCCATGCCCGCTAGTATTCTGGCAAGTCACGATCAAAATGGCGAGATTACGGCCTTGTGATGGCAAATCAGCCGTTTTCATGGCGCCAAGGTATCCTAGGACCCATCGACCTGAAAACGGCTTAAACGGGCTTACAAGGATGGATCGTCATTCGCCCGTCGTTCGGCGCTGATGGCTTCATCGGCCTCCAGAATGAGGATTCCGACGAAGGTAGTCAAGATCATCGTGCAGCCTAGGGTATGGAGTAGGGTGTACATGATTAAGCGGCCTTTTTGAGAGTTGCGAGCGTAGTTGGGGAAAAGTGCAGGTCGAGTTCGACGCCATTGGCCACCAGTTCGGGAATGCTGATATAGCCTAGCTCGGCGCCATGGCCCAGATTTACCAATCCGAAGGCTTGATGCTGACCGGGTTCGTCTGGAGTCTCGATATCTAGCTCCGTGATATACCAATCCGCGCCCCCTTTGAAGTAATGCAGGTAGGCAATCGCTTGATCGCCCAGGCCATCCTGCCCATGGGTGCGGGGCATATGCTCGATGAGTTTGGCGAGGGTATGGATTTTGTCGCGGAAATAATTCCCCTCTACATCTGATGCGCCTGTTTTCATGAGCGCAAATTGTATTCTGGACAGAAAAGGGCGAATGATGTCGAGAGATTGTGTTAGTTTGCTCATGGTGCTTTGTTCCTAGTAAATGTATTAAGGAAATGTTTTGACATACATTTAAGGACTTACAGCCCGCTGGATTGAGTACCAGCCCGCCCGCCTTGGTTGTAATGGCTATAAATAGAGCTCCGCGTCCTCCAAGTGAAGAAAAGTCTTGATTAGCGCGCCGTTAGAGTCAAGTAGCTCATAAACCCATGTGGGTTCACGGAATAGAATGATAAGTCGCGGTCTTATGGAAAGTGGTTTGCTCATGGTGCTTTGCTCCTATTCGATTGGTGTTTTAATCCGCTGCCACGTAAGACTACGGCAAGGACTGTTAGTGGTCTCTTCGTAAGCTATCCATTCCGCGCCACAATACAGGCACCGCCGATGTGATGGGCCAACGTAGCAATTGGATGTGCTCACATTGCCAGGGCCATATCCGCCCCATTGCGGGCCATGTGCTCCGAATCGGCACAATAAGGCGCGGAGCATAAAGGGCTTGCCGTGGCTCATTTTGTGTTCCATGAGTTCAGCGGCGTACCATCGGCATTGACCACATCATACTTATCGGCGCCGTGCGATGCTGCGAATGCTCTCGCATCGCGGTATAGCATAAATGCCGCGACTGGATTGCCTGTGCCTTTGTTGATAACGATAAAATCCAACAAGTTAAGATCAAATCGCGTTGTTTGGCTCATGGTGCTTTGCTCCTATCGTTTCTTTTGATCCCAAAAGGGAAGGTATGCAAAAGGGATTTCTAGCCATAATTTATGATCGATTTGATTTCTGAACGTGGTATAGAACCATTTACTGCTTTTGACCAATTTAATGGTTTCTGGGGTTGCCTCAACGTACAGATCAGATTCATGGTGATCTATTTGCGCGCCGATTGCCATTAGTTCAGCATAAGGATTGCGGGGTTCTGCGCTCATGGTGCTTTGCTCCTAGTAAGTGGTGATTAGAGTAAGGTTTAATTCCACCCAAAGCCCAGGCGCGCAACACGCTTTCCATGTATTGAAAGTCTTTTCAAGCGCGAAGTAGCCTGATTCATGATCTCGGTACTTATTGAGTGGCAAATAAACGCCGGGGACTACCTGCGACTCTTGGAATCGTGCGAGCAATTGTGTTAGCTGTAAGTTGGTCATGGTCTATTCTCCTATCGGTAATACGGCTGTATTTTGGCCGGTACTCCACTTGTTTCCGCGACTATCGGTATATCGGCCAATGCTGCACTTGGTTAGTATTTCCATGCTATGCGGAAACCTGAATTGTTCGCCTTTAGCTAATCCGCCAAAAGGCAGTGCGCTTTGCCCCGCAATAAATCTTGCCCAGGTGAAGGCGGTGTTTACTTTCCCCATGGTCTATTCTCCTATCAAGCGTGGGAGTTCATTTGGTCCTAGCCATGCTGTGACTCGAACGTATTCGCCGTCATGAGCTTGCACTGGATACTCTATTTTGACTATCCCGTTGCGCAGGGCCATGATTGTGGCGAAGTACACCTTATCGTCGTAGCCTACGAATCGAGCGGTCATTCCTATGTGCGCTTTGGTAACTCGCATGGTCTACTCTCCGGTTGGTTGATGAGGGCCTACATCTCCACTACATGCAGCATATGTGCCAGGAGATATGAGGGGCCAGGATGCAATTGTCCTAGGACAAAAGTGCCGTACAGCGTCACAAGTGGACGCAAATTGCGGCAGTGCGCTTGACATTGGGATGGGATGGGCGAAAATGCTGAACAAGCGGCGCTGAATCCTAGCGCCCCTGTGTTCCAGACAGCATACCTAGTGGTACGGCGAGTCTGGCAGGGGATAAACGTGCACTAACGCCAGCAGCTAAGCGTTATCAGGGACAAGGGTAACTCCCATGCCCGACAGTAGAAGTTACTGACAGCCACGATAAACGCACAGGTGACGTCACCTTTTATAGGATCTAGATTTAGGTTAAACGGTAGATGAACAAATGACTACTGATAATAATCAAGAGCTTGCGACTAATACAGACAAGCCAACGCTGAGCCCGCAACAATTAGGCGCGCTCATTACTAACTCGGGACGATCTCCCATAGCCTCACTCTCCGAACAAGAGCGCAAAGCACTCGTGTCCCGAGTGCTAGACCAATACTTGGAAGATGGGCATTTGCGAGATATCGCACAGAGCGTTGGCGTAAGTCGTACCGGTCTCAATTGGGCTATCATCAAGTACGCTCCAGAAGATTGGCAAAGCGCACAAGCAGCAAGAGCGCTGTATGAGTTAGACGATGCGCAAGAGGCGATGGAGAGTGCTAGCGATGCTATCGCTGTCGGTCGCGCCAGAGAACAGGTGAAAGCTGCCCAGTGGAGATTGGAAAAAACATGTCGCAGACTCTACGGTGATATCACTCCGGACCGTGGCGGATCTGGAACAATCAACATAAACATAGGGATAGAGCGTAATGCTACAGTGACCTATGAGCATGACGAGAAGTAGTCACATGCGCGTATGTGCATAAATGTGATTATGTTCACTCTTATTGCGCTGCACAATTCCCCGGGTAAGCATGCTTTCACCAGAAAGAATTCTTTTTTCCACCGGGCGACCGGCGAGAAATGAGGGGGGGGGGGAAGATGTTCACGCACATCCCTACCCCACACGCGCATATCTCTCTCTTTCCATGCTCTCCTTGCCACACATATGAGGTTGGCATCATGAATATCGATAATCTTCTGGATGCCTGGTATGAGGGCGAGAAGGTTGTGGTAGTGGTGTGTTTGGATGACGGGGAGATTCAGGAGTTTTGGATGTATTTACGTCCGGCGAACTGTCCTGAGAAAGAGTTGGAGCGAAGGAGGGAGAGAACGCTGAAGAGACTATTGGCGGAAGTATTTGAGTCGAATGCTGGGCCTAGTTTTTTTTTGGATCGCACAAGATTTTGGTTGTGGATCAAGGCCAAGGAAATGGTTTCTGGAGAATATTGGGAAGATGTTATGGAGCCGATTACGTTGGAATATACAAAACGTCAGCCGTGGTAAGGCGTAATGACCATGCTTGATCTGCCTACCAGAGAGATTACGAGTGAGCTCCTGGCGAACAATCAGGGGTTATGGATGGAGGATGAGTATTGTTTGGGATGTCCTCGGCGTGGGGTGAAGAGGGAGTTTGATCATCCTTGGTTGATGGAGGTGAGGTGTTATTGGTGCCATGCTGTGAGTGGTAATGGCCGCGATTGATATCATGAATAACGCAAAGGGAGAGATGACCAGATCCAGAAAGTTGCGCATGCTCGCGGAGGCATTGGATGAACAATTGGCGCTCAATGATTTTGCTGGCAAATGTAAGGGGGCTTTTGCTGAGGCGGTAGTAAAGCTGCGATTTAAGATTAAGACCAAAGATGAAGTGGCCGATGTTGTTTACAAGAAACTAGATGACAATTATGGTCTGGAGATTTTAGAGGAAAGGATTTCCAAGATTGTGGCGCGGAAATTCAAGGATCTTCTGGAAGAGGCCATTGCTGACCTGGATGCTCAGGTACGCAGGCTAGAAAGGTCTTTGGAGAGCGATGGCTGCGATTGATATTCAGTATCGCCCTGCTGGTCGTGTTACCACTGCCTTCCACAAAAGTAATGCTTTCGTCCGGTCTCTCATGGGGCCGGTGGGGAGCAGCAAGAGCAGCGCATGTTTTATGGAGTTGCTGGACAGGGCGAGATTGCAGAAGCCGGACAAGAATGGGTACAGAAGGACAAGATGGGCGATTCTGCGCAACACTTACCCGGAACTCAAAAGTACGACGATCAGGACGGTGTTGGAGTGGGCGCCATATCTACAGATGAAGTGGGATTCCCCGATCACGGGGATGATTGATAAGTGGTTACCAGACAAGACTCGGCTTCAGGCCGAGTTTGTGTTTCTGGCTCTCGAACGACCGGAAGAGTCTGACAAATTGGGTTCGTTCGAAGTCACGGGTGGGTGGATGAACGAGGTGCGCGAGATGGATAAGGGCATCTTCGACAAGCTCACAGAGCGCACAGGCAGATTCCCCCCTACCAAGGATGGCCATGGACCTACTTGGCGCGGGATTGTGATGGATACGAACCCGCCAGACACGGAACACTGGCTCTACCGGCTCTCGGAAAGGAGTGACCCGGAGTTGATGGAGCAAATGGAGATGGTGGAAAGGAATCTACGAAAGATTGGATTCCTGAAAGACAAAGAGCCATTGTTTGAGTTCTTCAAGCAGCCTGGCGGATTGATCAAATTGCCGAACGGGGAATATGAACCCAATCCCGAAGCCGAGAATATCCCGCATCTTGACGGTGGTTACGGGTATTACTACAGACAGATTGCCGGAAAGTCGGATCAGTGGATCGAAAGCCAAGTCCTGGGAAACTACGCCATACTCGTGGATGGACGACCGGTGTGGCCAGAATATGTGGATAACCAGCACTGCAAGGAAATTCAGGCAAATCCCAAGAATCCCCTGATTATCGGCATGGACTTTGGATTAACCCCAGCCGTGGCGATCTGCCAGATATCGGCCAGAGGGCAATTGCTAGTGCTGGATGAGGTTTGCTCGGATGACATGGGCATTTCGCAGTTTGCGAGGGACATGCTGAAGCCACATTTAGCCCTGAATTGGCATGATTACACGTATCTAGTCGTAGGAGATCCTGCCGGGGTGGCAAGGGCGCAAAGTAACGAGCGTACTTGCTTTCAGGAACTCCTGGAACAAGGCATCCCCGCCGTTCCCGCCATTACCAACGAGTTCATCAAGCGCCGGGAATCGGTCGCTAAATACCTGCTGAAAAGTGTAGGGTCAGGCAACCCCGGCTTTCTTGTACACCCGCGATGCACCCGAATCAGGAAGGCCCTGATAGGGGGGTATCACTACAGACGGGTGCAGCAAGGCGGTGGAACCGCGAAATACCGGGAAGTGCCGGACAAGAATCTCTACTCGCACCCTGCTGAAGCCTTGCAATACGCGGCGCTTTACACGCAATTGTCGGACAGCGTGGAGTTCAACAAGGAAATCGTTTACACGGAGAAGGTGCTATGAGCATGCAAACCGAAGTGCAGGTAAATGCCCTGAGGAAGGCGGTGGCTGATATTGAGAAGCGCCTGGGGCAACTAGAAGAGGTTGCATCGTCTCAATTGGATGTTATACCCTTGCTGCGCAATGACATGACTTCATTCTTCAATGAAATTAAGGCACTAAAGGCGCGTATGGGATTGCTTAGGAAGCAGGCGATAGCTGAAGTCATGGCTTCGGACGACGGCAAGTAAATGGCTAAGCCAGCCATGACCGATGAGGAAATCGCATCCCTCATAGAAGGCGAAATCAGCGACTCCGTAGGCTCGGATTCAGGTTCTCTCTCAGAGCGCCGCAGAAAGGCGCTACGCTACTACCACGGCGAGCCCTTCGGCAATGAAAACGTAGGCCGCAGCCAATTCGTATCCCTCGACGTGGCCGACACGATTGAGTGGATCATGCCCTCCCTCATGAAAATGTTCATGAGCACCGATGAGCCGGTACGTTTCGACCCTGTGGGCCCCGAAGATGAAGCCATGGCGCCGGTGGTCAGTGGCTACTGTAATCACGTATTCGTGAAGCAGAATCCCGGCTTCAAAATCCTCTACACCTTCTTCAAGGATGCGCTTCTACAGACCAATGGGTTTGTGAAGGTGTATTGGGAGAAACGAGAGAAAATCTCGGACGCCATCTACGAAGATATGTCGATGGAAGAAGTGTTCATGATGTTGCAGGAAGAAGAGCAAAAGGGCAACAAGCTCGAAATCCTGGCAGCAGAACCCAAGGGCAATGAACTCTTCGACGTGAATCTACGTTTGACTCGCGATGCCTCCAAAATCTGTGTAACCCCAATCCCGCCCGAAGAGTTGTTCGTCAACAAGAACGCGCCTTCGGACATACAGATGTGCCGCTTTGTCGCCCACAAATGCGAAATGCGGGGCAGCGAATTGACCGAGATGGGCATCGATATCAGCGATGTGAGTCCTGATGACGATAGCGCGAATACCAATGAACGCATTGACCGATTCTTGCCCGAGCAAGAAGAGTTCGTTACCGATAACTCGCTCACGCAGGAAACCAAGCTCTATAGAGTGGTGGAAGCCTACCCCATGCTGGATCTGGATGGGGATGGTATTGCCGAGCGGCGCTGCATCATCATGGTGGGGAACAAGGTCAAGGTGAACTATGTCGTGGATCGTGTCCCGATTGTCACGACCACGCCTATCCTGATGTCCCACAAGCTCTACGGCAAATCCATTACTGACTTGGTGATGGACCTGCAAGAGCTAAAGAGCCAATTGATTCGCCAGATTCTGGACAATATGTATCTGACGAACAATTCCAGAATGAGTGTGGTCGATGGCATGGTGAACATGAGTGATTTGCTCACCAATCGCCCTGGCGGCATCGTTCGTACAAAGATGCCCGGTGCCGTGACTCCCCTGGCCGTGCCCTTCTTCGGCGCCCCCGCTTTCACGATGTTGGAATACATCGACACCATTCGGGAAAACCGCAGTGGTGTGACGCGCTACAACCAGGGCATGAATGCGGACAGCCTGAACAAAACGGCCTCCGGCATTCAGAACATCATGAACGCCTCGCAGCAGCGCTCGGAGCTAATCGCCAGAGTGTTTGCGGAATCGGTCAAAGACATTTTCAACATGATTTACGAACTGGCGGTTAAGCACGAACGCCGGAAAATGATGAGGCTCAACAATGCCTGGATACAAATCCAGCCGCGTGATTGGGCCGATAAGTACGATCTAAGCGTGAATGTGGGCCTGGGGACGGGCAGCAAGGAACAAGTGCTGCAAGGCTCGCAGTTGTTGCTTGGGCTACAGAAGGAAATTCTTGCCGTCCTGGGGCCGGATCGTATCGTGAACGAAGGCAATGTCTACAATCTCGCCAAGGATGTCTCCGATGCGGTCTTCCCAAGAATGAGCAGCAAGTATTTCACCGATCCTGCCCAACTTGGCCCTCGCCAACCCCCTCCGCCCGATCCGAAAATCGAGTTGGCGAAGTACAAGGCCGAATTGATGGACCAGACCAAGCGCGACGCCAAGAGTATCGATTTCATGACGCGGGTCATGGAACTGAAAGCGGGCGATGCCAAGCACATCAACGATTCGCATTTGAAGCAACTGCAAATTGGGGCTGATGTAGGCAAGGAACGGCTGGATTTGCACTTGCAGAAGCTAGAAAGTGATGTTGCGGCGCACAAGAAGGGCATGGAACTCGACCGGCGTGAAGAGCAGGTCGGCGTGAGCGAAGAGCCCATGCGGCAGCAACATGAGTTCTTCGAGAAAACCCTAGAACAATTGAGCGCTAATCAGCAGGTACTCGCCAGCGCCTTGACCGCGCTTGCACAGTCCATGAATCAACCGAAGAAGCTCATTTTCAACGAAACCGGCGATCCTATCGGTGTAGAACCGATGCCCATGCCTGCACAAGTCCAGTAAGCCATGGGCGTTACTGTCACCCATGCGCTCAGCGCCACGACGCCCGATGATCCCGCGTATGAAATACGCCCCAGCCATTGGAATAGTAATCATGCGATAACTTTCGCCCAGGATTGGCAAGCTACCGGGAATACGACCCAGAGCACCAGTGGTTCCGGCGATGGCATGTTCATCTCGGGCGCTGGCATTGCCAGTGTCGGCGTTTCCAACAATAGCCTCATTGTTTCGGTCCCGGCAGGCGCCCCCTCGCCGGTCAATTTCTCTGCGGGCACGACCAGCAACAACCTGGGCTCGGTGGTCTTCGGGGATTCCAATGGCATCAGTTTTGGCCTGAACGGCAGCACCATTACCGGCACCGTTTCAACGCGTCATACCCTGAGCTTCACGGGCGGTCAGACCACCTATAACACTTCGGGAACCCAGCCTATCGCAGCTTTCAGGCTGGGTGGTGAAGGCAATGTTTTCCTGGGGATTACCGGCGCGGATTTGATCGTCAATGTCCCGGCAAGTGGCACGGTGAGCTTCGCGGGTGGCAATACCACCTATAACACCACGGGGTCCATCGCCTCCTATCGCTCGCTGACTTTTGTAGGCGAGGGTAATGCTTTCCTGGGGCATACAGGTGGGCAAATCGCCGTCAATGTGCCTGTGGACGGAACGGTCAGTCTGACCGGCATCAATACCACTTACAACTCATCGGGCACCTATAGCTATCGGTCGCTCAAGTTCACGGGCGAGGGCAACGCATTCCTGGGGCATACCAATGGCTTGATTGCCGTCAATGTGCCTTCTGCGGCCAATGTGACGATGAATGGCAATACGACGCATTCCTCGACGGGCACCTATGCCTATCGTGATTTGCGGATGTCAGGCGCTGGAATTGCCTCGCTTGGAATTTCCAACGGCACCATTATTGTTTCGGTGCCTTCGGGTGGTGGCGCGGGGGATGGCGTCAATGCTCTGGTAGTGAATGCTGGGGCTTCAACTGCATCGACAACCCTCACGCTTTCTGATTCGAACAATGTGTCGTTCGGGTTGGCTGCCGGAGTCATTACCGCCACGGCCAGCTTTGCAGCACAGACCAATCAAACCGGCGGTATCTACGTCACAGCGCAATCGACCGGCCAATCCTCATCCTCAACCTACGATTTGCGCACGCTTTCCATCGTGCCCGATGGGATTGTGTCGGCAGGATGGTCCAATGGTTCCTTCCGAATCAGCGCGACGCAAAGCAACCAGGCTTTCAGCGCTGCGGGTGGTTCCAGCGCCTTCCAGACTTTAGGCTTCTCCGACAATGCCTATGCCAGTTGGACGAACACGAATGGTAGCGTAGCGCTCACCGAATTGCGCGGATCGTTCTACGCCACCAGCAACACGACCCAATCCAGTAGCGGCACCATCAATCTGGATTCCATCATCTTTCAGGGCGCCGGTGTCGCATCGGTGGGCGTGAGCAATGGCAGCGTGGTGATTAGCGTTCCAGCCGCTGCCGGAGCAGCAACAAGATCAATGTATGAGCCACAACAATTGTGGTCTGCCATCATGACGGATATGAGGAATGGCACTATCCACATAATGCCGCTTTTTGGTCTTGAAGGTGCTTTATCAGTTAGCCGATTCAATATGTTTGGCCAGCTTAGTATTTCTTCATCTAGTAACAGTTCGCATGCTGGAGTAATAAGCGCTTACATGGGAATCTATACGCGCAACAATAGCACTTTATCTCTGGCAAGTAGTGGTTCTCAATCCTACCAATGGACAAATACATCTAATAATTCCACATCAGTTCTCGCTGGCTCTGTAAGAGCCATATCAGTTCCTATTACGATCAATGCTTCCAATGGAGACTATTGGGCCGCGATAATGGTTAGGACAAGTACAACCAATGCAAATTGGTTTACCTATTTTCACCTCATGCCGCATAGACATGAAAGCGCATATCAAGGAGTTATTGGCGAAGCTGCAAATAATACTCGTCAAATGGCCCCCGGCTGGGGACAGTTTAGTGCTAGCAGTACAGCCTTGCCTGCGTCAATGGCGTTTAGTGAGATCTCTGGAAGTTCAGGAACTATTTTGCATAGGTTTCCATATTGCAATTTTGTTAATTTTACGGCGTAATAAATTTAGTCTAAGGAAAAAATAATGATATTGCCAAACATGAATAGAGTGGAACTTTCTAAAAATACATCTGATGGAACGCAGATTAACGTAACTGATCTGGCTGTTGCGTCTAATAAAACCTTCTTCGTTCAAATAATGGCGCTTGCCGTGCGAGATAGCGGAGAAACATCCGTGATGTATAAGCATGGAATGTTTTTCTGCGACGTTAATGGAAATATGTCGGCGCGTTGTCAAAGTCGTTTGGAAAACACATTTCCTAGCGTTATGAGCAATCAAGTGGCTGCTGTTTACGATATAAGATGCGATCTTTCTAATTTGAATAATGTCGGAGTAAATATAAGGGGGGCTGGCGGACACAATCTCTATTGGAGTATAGCCATAGAGACATTGGAGTATTCTTATCTGCCACCGCCATGATCAAACCCCAACTAATCGAGGTCGGCAGACACAATGCGGATCTGCCGAAATCCACATTGCGAGTGGTGCAGGGGGGCTCATGGAAGCGCCAGCGCACTATCATGCTCATTCCTGCTGGCCCCACCATTCCCACGAAAGTCTACCTGTCGCACTGCGGCCTTATCTTCCCGCCCAATCAAGCCGCGCATCGTATGGCAGCGATTGGCATGGAAGTAGGCGAAGCCTATAGCAATGCGATTGCCGAAATCATTGCGCACCCAGAGTTGGGGAATTGGGAGTATTTGCTCACGGTAGAGCACGACAATTGTCCGCCGCAAGATGGGTTAGTAAAACTCATAGAGAGGATGGATAAGAACCCGGAGTTTGCCTGTATAGGCGGACTGTACTGGACAAAGGGAGAGGGCGGCGTCCCTCAAATATGGGGAGATATCAAAGATCCTCTCATCAACTTTCGCCCGCAACCCCCGGACCCCAATGGTGGGCTGGTGGAGTGTTGGGGGACGGGGATGGGATTCAATCTATGGCGGCTTGCCATGTTCAAAGATACAAGGCTACGCCGTCCGTGGTTCAAAACGCTCAATGGCTCAGAAGGGCAAGGCGTGGGCACCCAGGATCTGCACTTCTGGGGCGATGCACACAAGTATGGCTATCGCTGCGCCATTGATTGCAGCGTGAAGGTGGGGCACTACGATCTGGATGGAAAATTCAGCAGTGTCCCGGACACGATGTGGTGACAAGGGAGACTTATGGTTGATACTGGAGAGGTCCTAACATCTGAATATATCTCCGCATGTGGTTGCGGCGCCTTCGATGTATCAGGGCATAGACTGGAGCATGAGCATGGAACCCAAGTGACCGGTATGTATGGGGCGGTCTATTCCTGCACCAAGTGCGAGAAGAAGCTCACCGTGAATTTGATGTCTCTCATGTTCAAGGGTAAGGAATACTGGAATCAAGCTGAATTAGGGCATTGCAATGGCTAAAAAAAGCACGAAACTCGCAGCAGTCGAAGCCCCGGCGCAACCGATCAAACTTGACCTGGGCTGTGGCCCTAACAAGCGTGCAGGTTTCCATGGGGTCGATGCGCTACCGTTCGATGGCAATGTAGATACCGTTCTAGACTTGCGCCAGCCGTGGCCGTGGGCGAATGAATCTATCGAAGAGGCGCATAGCTCTCATTTCATTGAGCACCTAACCGGCCCCGAGCGCATCCATTTCTTCAATGAACTGTATCGCGTCTTAAAGCCCAAAGCGCAATGTCAAATCATTACCCCGCATTGGGCGAGCGGGCGCGCATATGGTGATTTGACGCATCAATGGCCCCCGGTGGTAGAGATGTTTTGGTTCTATCTGAACAAAGACTGGCGCGCCCAGAATGCCCCGCATGTGCCGCTCACCTGTGACTTTGATGCGGGATGGGGGCATTCCTTGGCGGCGCCTTGGACGGCCAGGAATCAGGAAGCCCAGGCTTTCGCCATCAATCATTATCGCGAAGTTGCGCAGGATATGATTTGCACCTTGACGAAGAAATGAGATGTTCGGCGGTTTCCAATGTGATGTCTTCCAGCAAAACGCCTTCCAGAATGTCTGCGGACAGCAGGTTGTTGCTCGCCGGGATGCCGGAAGAGGGCGTAAGCGCTATCGTCTCAAAACTTGGGAATTGCCGGATGGCACCTTGGTGCGCGGCACTTTCGAGCAGGTGGCCGGTATCTGGCGGCAAATCCGGGCAGTACAGGCCGAAGCAACGCCTCGTTTGGATGGCAAGCGCCTCTATCTGCCGAAGGTGGTCAACAAGCCCAAAATCATTTCCGATGCGGCGGCTGACAGGAAGATGCAAAGTGGCGCGCAACTCATTGACGCAACGCCTCTTCTTGACTTCCCTCATGTACCATGGTTTAAGATTGCCGACGAGTTCATTGTTAGGAGAAAGCGTAGGCGCAAGGCGATAGCCATGTTGCTACTGCATTGATGACCCCAGAAGCCGAAATCAGACGCGCTAATCAGGCTCAAATGATCCTGGACGATCCCTTGGTCAAGGGCGCCCTGGAAGAACTCAGAGCCAGAGTCATTAGCCAGTTTCGGGATTGTCCGGTGGAAAACGATGGCCTGCGCTATCGCCTGCAAGTGATGCTGAATATGATCGATCACTTTGAACGGCTCCTGCGGGAGCATATCGAGACCGGGCATTTTGCTGCGGCTCAACTTGGAATGGAGTCCTAATGGCTGAAGTTATGCCCCCCGTAGACGC